AAATAGCATTTGTATATACTGGCGAAAGACGGTTTGAAAAAATAGGTAAAGAAAATCATAGACATTTATTTCAAACACTATCAGAATTTACATCATTTAAAATAATAGATAAGTGTAAAGAAAATAGAAATAATGATGAGTTTGAATTATCAGGTCCTAATCAAGTATGGGACTTTTATAAAGCAATAGATGATGTAAAAGAAGATATTATTATTAAAATGAGAACAGACATATGGTTTGCTAAGTCAAGCATACCACATATTGTAAATGAAATATTAGCAACTAAAGAAGGAAAACAACATTTTTCTTTAATCGGTTCTGAATTATTTAATCATTATAATGTTGAATATAAAACATATTCTTTACCAGATGTAAATATACCAGGAAAGTCACACGTGAAAACAGCAGATTTTATTTGTATAACTAAGAGAGATCAATTAAAAACAAAAGAACAAATTTATAATGAATTAAAGATAGAAAAATCTAAAAGTGGTAATAGACTATGGCAAAGAATTAGAAAATCAACAGGACAATATTCTTTTGGACAAGTCTATTTAATAAGAGATAATTTTAGACAAGAAAATTTAAATGATAATTATATTGCATATGAATTTTCTAAAAAATATGGAAAGAAAACCCAAGAAGCAACACAATATTATAATGAACATATACCATCAAATAACTAGACCAGATTGTTTATCGCATCAGTTATGGCCTCATTTTAAAAAGGGTTGGCCAGAAAGCGATAAGACCGTACATTTTTTTTGGGGTTTAGCAGAAGGACAACCAGCGAAGATACAAGAATGTATTAATAAAGGTGAAGAATGGTGGTACGTTGACACTGGTTATTTAACAGAACAAATAACTAGATACCCAAGTCCAAAGATACACGATATTAATAAAACTTATTTTAGAATTATAAAAGGTTATATGCATACTATTCGTGGTAGAGTAGGTGATGGTAAAAGATTACAAAAATTACAAAGTCAAGGTATTGATGTTAAATTTAAAGGTTGGTATACGGGTGATACAAAACATATATTAGTTTGTCCATCATCACAAACAGTTACTTATCACATTAATGATATGAATCAACAACAATGGATTAATGAAGTAACAAATGAATTAAAGAAATTTACAAAAAGAGAAATAAGAGTTAGAAACAAACCAAGACCAGGTAATCAATGGTGGAATACAGATGTAAAAGATGATTTAAAAAATTGTCATTGTTTAGTTACAAATATGAGTATGGCTGCAATAGATGCCGTATTAAATAAAGTACCAGTTATTACACACAACTTAAATATTTGTTCACCTATATCAGGTAAAGATTTAAGTAAGATAGAAAAACCATTAAGACCTGGACATAAAACTATGGAAGAATGGTTAAAGTTTGTAGTTGAAAATCAATTTACAATACCAGAGATAGCAAACGGTACAGCATATAAAACTTTACAGGAACAAAATGTATGATAAATTTTGTTTGTGTAAATTGGGGATTGAAGTTTAAACCTATCTATACTCAAACTTTGTACAATATGGTACAAAGACATTTAACAATACCACATAAATTTATCATATTTACAGATAGCATAAAATTACATAAGATTGTAAAAGGTGATAATGTAGAAGTAAGAAAGTTACCTTTCCACGAATATCAAGGTTATTGGAACAAGTTAACTTTGTTTAGTCCCGAAGCAAACCTAGATGGTCCTTGTTTATATTTGGACTTAGATGTGGTTATATTAGACAACATTAATTGTTTTGCTGAATATGGTAATGAAGATAGTTTTTGTGTGATGAGAGATTTTGGACAACCTCAAACTTGGTACAACTCCAGCGTGTTAAAGTTTAATAATAAGACAGCAACAAAAGCCATATGGAAACCTTTTTTAGAAGATAAGACAAATCAGATGAGATTACAAGGCGATCAAAATGTAATTACAAATATGTTAAACAAATCACCTAAATTAATGAAGATATTTCCCGATACTTGGACACAATCATATAAATGGTTGGATAGAAGTCAAACAAGATTTCATAAATCAAATTGGACCTTTGAAAAGTCACCTTATGCGAAGATTGCCATATTTCACGGTAATCCAAAACCACACGAATCACAACAAAAGTGGGTTATTGACAACTGGAAATAAGTAAAAACCAGAACAAAACAAGAACATTTAGTTAAAAACCTTAGTAAAATCAACGCAAATTAACCATTGACAAATGAGTTTTTACCCTATATTATAATAGTATGAAAACGGTTGATATTTTTTATTTTTTATCCTTTCGTTTAGTTGTTATATCAATCGTTTTCAACAAATTTTATTACTTGACAATGAACAAAAACTATGTTAAAATTAATAATAATAATAAGGAGGACATACTATGAAAGTTAAAGAATACGCTACAGAACAAGTAGAAAAACAATTAGATGACATTAAAGATAAGTTAGTTAATAATGAAATGTCTTTAGATGACGCAGCTAATAAGATTGAAAAAATAGACAATTTAGGTCTAGTTTGTGATAGTACAGATTATGACGAACTTGCTTACACATTAAAATATGGAGATTAATAACTTGAAACAAAAATTATATCATTTAGTTTACGGTAGAGAATATCAAAATCCTGAGGAAAGATATGATGAATTTTTCTTTTGTTATAATACTATCTTTAGAAATATACCAGCTAATCTTGTACCTACTTTAATGAAATACAAAGACAAAATTAAAAACTATTGTGATAAAAATTATAATGAAGATGCTAAAAATTTTGTAGGTAATACAGTTGTTAGAATTTTAAGTAATAAAGAATATTACAGAACTTATGAAGATGCTTTTGGTGATGTTGCCACTGGTGATAATGCTTTATTCAGCGATTATGGTCAGTTATGGAATACTAGACAATTTTTTAAATACGATTTTAATCCAAAAATTATTGAGGATTACAAAACAAAAAGACAATATATTAATCAAATGAACTAAGGAGGACACATATGATGGATACAAATGTTACATATACACAAAAAGATGAAGGTAAAAACCTTTACAGAAAGAAAACTTATTATACACTTGTTATAGAACAAGAGGTATTAGCAAAAAACAAAGATGAAGCAAATAGTCTATTTGCTGAAAGTGGTATTAATCACGCTGCTATCGGTGATGAAATTACAGAAAAAAAAGATGGTGTTGAAACTTATATGGTAGATGCAAATTATTTAGATAGTGGTGAGACCATATATATGGGTAAAGTTGTTTATGATACTGATTCTTATGGCGATGAAAGTATTGTAAATGGCGATGTTACTATTGATACTTATGCTGACGAAAATCAATTATCAGCAAAAGAAGAATCAGATGTTGATACATCTATTAATTTGGAATGGGAAAGTACACAAGGAAAATAATATGAAATATAGAGAAGACGAAATATTAAATGAAGTAAAAGAATATATTGAAGGAACTTATAGTCAACACTATTCTACAACGAAAGATGGTTTCCAAGTACAAGATATGCTAAGACAAATAGGAATTGATAAAGACTTCTGTCAAGCAAATGCAATTAAGTATTTGTGTAGATATGGTAAAAAGGACGGTAAGAATAGAAAAGACTTACTTAAAGCAATTCACTATGTTGTTTTATTAATGAGTAGTGAAGACCAAGACTATATGAATGAAATGGTTATGACACCTGAAGAAGAAGATAGAAATGCTGGAGTGATAAGAGACTCAAACGGTAATGTTATATCGGAAGCAACTCAATAAAAGTAGTACAATTTATGATTGAAAATATAGTAAAAATAGGTATGATACTTACCCTATCTTTACCCTTTAAAGGCGGGCTAGCGGCGATCCTAGCGGCGAAAAAACCAGTAAAATCAACGAATTTTAGGGGATTGACAAATCTTTTAAAACCCTGTATAATATAATAGAAAGTGGAGGTTTAATATATGTTTTATACAAAAGAGTTACTTTTTAGTGAATTTAAAGACGCTGAAAAGAAAGACGAATCAAGTAAAAAAGAAAGTTATACAAATAGAATACAATGTCTAAAAGATATTAAAGATTTATTAGTAAAAAGTCCAAAATATTTTAGTCAAGTATCTATTACAGAACAACAATTACAAAACTTAATAGATGATTGGTCGTCACCTAATCCGAGAGACGCAACCTATATGAGAGTATTTGGTATGACTTATGATCAGAAAAAGAAACAAGAAGAACTTGAATTTGATCCTTGGGAAAGTGAAACAGAACCAAAAGAAAAAAAAGTTACAGATGTTCTTAACTAAAAAAGAAAAAATAAAACTAGCTAAGAAAAAACACTACGAGTGGATTCGTTCACTTGGTGTTAACATTAATATCAATACAGGGAAGATTAAAAATACTTTTAAGGGTTTTGATCTTCCTAAATTGAAAGTAAGATATTCTATACCTACAAGTGATAGAATACCAGGCGCTTGTGTAAAAAGAAATGTTTTGAAACCACAGTTGCCTGCAGGTAAAACTATCAGTATTGCATACAACAAAGGTAATTACCAACTTGTTGATGTATCTGATTTCAAAACAATGGGAAGAAAAATATGAAAAAATATATAATGATATTGACTATTTTATTTGCTACAAATACATCAGCAAATGAATCAGTTGACAAAGTTGTGAATGGTATTAAAGAAGTACCAACAAAAGTAAATAACTTTGTAAAGAGTGAATGGGAAGAAACTAAAGAGTTTCAAAAAAAAGGTTGGGCTGATGCTAAAAAACAAACAGCACAAACTTGGAATAAATTAAAGTCAGCATTTGGAGTATCAAATGATTAATGGTGACTTTGTATGTACAAGTGCTAATGATGGCACACATCTTTTTAGACCTGTGTCAGCGAGAGCAGAAGTCTTTTGGAAAGAAAATAACTTTACGCAAAAATATGTTGTTGATAATACCGAAGACTATTATATTGTTAAAAGTGTAAACAGTGAAATAATTTGTAATGCGATACGTGAAAATAATATGGATTTTACTAGTTAGTTTGTTATTAACTAACTGTTCAACAAATAGGTCTCAGTTTGGTGCTGTACTTGGAAGTACAACATCAACGAGTGCCTGTGTCTCTATGGGTGTTGATAGTCCATATGTTATTGCGAGTTGTGCTCTAGTGGGTGCTTTTGCTGGAGCAGAGATTATGTATAATTCAGATTATGATGTACACAACGCTGTATTTGTAGATCACTTAAATACAGGACCAAGTACCTCATCATATACAAATTGGTATAATTCTAAAACTGGAAATAGTGGTATCATCAAAACAACAAGCTCTTATATAAAAGGTCCTATGAAATGTAAAGACTATGAAGCGTTTATTGATGTTACAAATAATTGGCCATTAATTGGTATAGGCGGAGTAAATAGAAACACAATCTTTGGTGTTGCTTGTCAATTACCTGATGGCAGATGGGTTGAATACAACGGTTAATATGAACTGGAATAATTTTAAAATGAAAGTAATATTTTATATACTATTATTCTCTATTGCAATTGTAATAGGTTTAACCAATTCATCAAAAGCTGATAACCACGATCTATCAGGTCAAAAGGCTCCAATCATTGCTGTTGTAGAAGGTGACACAATTATTTTAAATGATGGTACAAGAATTAAAGAAAGTG